TCATTTTGTACCGTCGGGGCCGGCGGTACCGTTTTTAAACAAGATTGGACCCATGCCGTTAATGACTTTCAGACTGCCTTCTCGTGTCGGTCTGGTATAGTCGTTTGTCATGTCGATGTTTTTGTGACCTAACCAGTGCATGACGGACATTTGAGGCAAACCGTCCTGAAGTGCTTGGGTTGCAAAATAGTGACGCAACATATGCGGACGAAGCTCAATTCCAGTTGCCTCTTTAACACGTTGAAACAGATTTCGGTTGATGTTGCTCGGATGAACCGGCATCCCAGTTTTCTCATTCAAATATATGAATGTCTCGGGCCCAATCTCACGATGAGTACGTGTCAGGATGTTCTTTGCATACTGAAGGGAATAGTCAATGTAGTCAATAATTGGGCCTGTCACATAGTTTGTGCGATAGCTGCTAGGAGTTTTTAAGGGACCGCCTAATGGCTGCTGAGGCGTTCTGCCAACGTAATAAGTGATTTCATAGTATGGTTTGCCTTCGGTTGTTCCTCGTTTAAATGAACGAAATTGGAGGCCAGCGAGTTCTTCACGCCGCTCACCAAGAGTCAAAAGGTACAGCATTGTAAGCTGATACTTATTCAAGAGTTTCTGGGCAGTGTCCATGAATTTCGCATAGTCTTCATCGGTAATGGAAACATCTTTAGGCGGCTTGGCACCATTAATGAGGATGCCTCTTAGCATGTTCTTACGGATAATATCGTTGTGCTCAGCATCGTTCATGATGATCTGCATGACTGAGTTAAGCGTACGCATTGTGGTTTGGGCCAAACCTGATTTGATCTTCTCATCAATAAACTGCTGATATTCTGATCTTGATATTTTGCTCATTGGACGGTTCCCGAATTTTTCTTGTAGGTGCTTTCTATAATATGTCTTTTTTTGAATAACTGTAGCTGGCCTCCAAACGCCGAGCTCCTCACGGTTCTTCACCAAGGCGGCAAAATAAGCATTCAAGGTAACACCGCGGTGAGTTAGAGGATTAATGCCACCTGTTACTAAAGATGCTTCAAATCGTTTTAATTCGCCCTCTGCATCGTGCCAATTTGTAAATCCAGACCTTGTGTATTCATCGCGCTTTCCTACACTATTTTTGAATCCACGACGAATACCATATCGAGTACCGCGTCGTGTTTCATACTTATAAACATTAGGATGGTGAGGAACTTCTTTCCATTTACGCACAGCTTTCATATCCTTTCTATGTGTAGTTTTTTGCTGCCAATAAACAAACTTACGTTCGGTATAAGGACGAAAATAAAAGCCCAACTGAGGGCTTAGGGATGATGAATTGCATGAAACACTAGAAGAACTTGAGAAGAGCAACAACAAGGCCGACAATTGCAATCGCGGTACCAATGAACCATTTTGATTGTATTGCTTCTAACTTGGAGAAACGGCTTTCAGTTTCCGCTTTTGCAGATTTAAAACTGCCCGTTATCGTAGCATTCAGCTCATCGAATTTACCGTCTGTCTTGGCGTTCATGGTATTGAATTTTCCGTCCATTTTTGCCATTAATGTTTCAAACTGACCGGATAATTTAGTGTCAAGTGTTTTCAGTTCTTCCTTTGTAGCGTATTTGTCGGTCAATGAATCATCGCCTCCGAAGTGTTTTCTTCCACTAGATGGTTCAAGTATATCATCTTTATTAAATTGAGGATTATGTTTCTTCGCGTCTCCCGATTTCACGGTATTACTCGAGTATTGGCTTTTGCCGTTAATGGTAGAAATTTGCTGATATGTTAATGGTTGATCGTGGTTCTGTGAGCTAAACCTTTTAGGCAAAAGTATACCGTTTCTATCTTCATATAGCGCTTCCATATGTTGAATCCCGCGTTGTTGATCAGTACTTACTGTAACGTAAAGTTGAGGTTTTTCATTTTCTGGATTAGCCATGATTCTGTTCCTCATCGCTGCGATTCTAAAGTGAACTGTATTGGGCACTTATTCAACGGTTGGCCATTAATAGTGGTGTGAATTTCAAAACTACCGGCTTCATCAATTCTTACATTTTGAAAGCTAAGGTTAAATACTAAGGTATGTCCTGGACCATTCTCAACCTGCGATCCATCAATGGTGGGTTGTGCTAAAGTTGCGATTTTTGTATCACTTTTCCAAAGAGAAAGCTCAACGCTATATGTATCTGCTCTCTCTTTACCTGTTTCAGAAAAGATAGCTACTACTCCAAAGGAATAGGTTCCAGGGTAACTCGGTAGGGCAAAGTTATTTGATGGTGAAATTGCCATCATCCCATTTTGCATTGGCTGTGCGCCAAGAACAGGCATAACATTTCCAATCATGTAAAAATCCTCCTAATTGTAAAGAATAAAAGGGGGCCGAAATCAACCCCTTTTATTCTCTGGTGATTTGTGGTAAATGCTTATATTTATATTTTCTTAACCATCATCATGAGCGCGCCGATAATGATAAAAACGGCTGCCCACCACAGGTTACTTCCGGGTTTGTCTGGGTCAATGAGCCAATGTAACCAACGGTGCCTGTTCCCGAATAGGGAGAAGTAGACGCCTATAAGAACAATGATGAGGCCAATGAAGTGTGCCTCACTTAATGTATCTGGACCGTTCATAAGTGCATCTCCAAGAACTGAGTTTAGATTTCGTTTAGCTTGCTGAACTCGATGTCATTGTTGTATCTAATCTTGACGGTTAGTGGGGTGCAACGAATGATGACGGGTCGATCATACTGTAACGATTTTTGAAAAGTATTGAGGTTCTCTGTAAAGTTTGGTAAGACCTCCTCAGCTGTTAATACAACTGCTTTTGCACGTAATAGCAACGATGAGTGGTGTAGCTCATTGAAACAGTAAACAGCCACCACAGGCTTCTCTAGGACGTTGCGAATGGTAGTAGTGTCGCGATCAGTGTAAAAAAGGATTTCTTTAAGCGATCGGTGTGATTTAAGTGGTGTCAGCGAAACTATATGAGGGAAACCAGTATCGGTATCAAGCGTAGCTACCTGCATAACGGTACACTCTCTTACCAGTATATCGGCCTGCCTGATCGTTGAATTTGCCATAAGCAAGACTCCTGTCTTAACTAATAATTTGATACGAGTAGCTATGTTTTTAACCGTTGATGGTGAATACAACTCATCTTTGCTATAATTAGGTGAATAAAGTTCATTAGTGGCCAGAAAGGCAGGTGATTGAAGTGGACAACAAGAATCAGCCGCACTTTATGAGTGAGGAGCTGCTGCTCGCCCTACAAAGCATAGATTACGATTTAAAAGACATCAAAATGGCGTTGCGTCAGCATGGAATTGTGGCTAGATATGAGCACGATGATCCAGGACTTCCGGGACTTCCTGGCAATACCGTCAATGATCTGATTCAAATAAAGAAGTGACTGCGGACAGGGCTTCTCCCGTTTCTTTAGGTGAGACGGCCTTCCACTTCGTCATGAAGTCGAGGAAACTGGTTGCATTGCTAACCTTTTCAAGAAAGGGAAGAGCCCTCCAGTAAGCCGGATTGTTTTCAACGACCGGGAGAATCTTCTGGGCAATGTAATTGTTCTTCGGACGGTCGTATTGATAGCCCTCCAGCATTAGGCTGGTATGCGATGACGGATCGGATAAATCAGATATCTTGATATCTTCAGCATCGGGGCGCTCGAGCTCAACATATTCCAGAAAGCTGTCTGCATAGGCCCTCTTAATTTGATTGTTCGATGCAGCCCAGTAAGCAGCCATTTGTTTAAGGAAGAAGTATGAGGACAATTCTGCCAGTGTTTCTTCAAACCATTTGAATTGTGGCTGTTGAATCCCGTGAAATATGACAAAGTGCGTCAACTCGTGCGCCAATTGATAAACGTCGCGTGCCCACAATCGTGCTTGCTTGGTGTTCAAGATGATGAGCTCGTGCGCGAGAGGGGTATTGGTGACGTATATCGGCCCGGCGTTTCCTTCAATAATTAACATGAGTCGATTTTTGTCCAAAGGAGCCTTATTTGAATAAATGTAGAGCAAGTCGTCCAGTACGAATGCGGAGTCAACAGATGTATGGCCCCCGCCTGAGTTGTCCGTATCGAATCTCCATTGTGGGCTGACGCGGGATGTCACTGATCCCATGAATGTTCCACCTCCTAAGCCTCGCCACCGGGGCTATTTTTGTGCTTGTGAAAGATATTCGTCCCTATTGGTTAAAAGTGTTCTACGTACAGGCTATTGCTCTAACTAAAGCCCACACAACAAAGCCAGCAACTACCACTAGTTGTGGAGCAGCCGTTGCTACGCGTAGCCAATGGTTAGCGGCAAGCTTTTGACCTGCTCGATTCTTCGACAGCATGAGTATAGAATCGATCCAAATTCCAGAAAACATGAAGACTAAGAATAGAAGCAACGGATAAACACCGTCTCCCTTTGGAATGGCAGTGATGGCCAATGCTGTTACTAAAGGTAATCCGCAAAGCCAGAGCATTAGTTTTTCAGACGGCGCGCGCCTGATGAGAAAGACTATTCCGAAAACAGTTCCCGCGATCAGGGCTAAGATACCGGCTACATATAGTATTGGGAAAAGAACTTTGGCCATTTCTTTTAACCAGTTTTCGATTCCAATAACAAGCATTGCGCCGATCAAAATAGGCATAAAAACTTTGCTGATCTTTGCAACGCCCTTGAATAACCAACCAAATACTACGAGCAAAAGCAATAGTAAAATCATTACAGCAGTTCCCCCTAGTCAGCTTTTACCGTCTTCCGTGTCTGGACTATTTAGTTATACTAATCCAATGTTTCTTGGCCTATCAGGTCGAAGTATCTTGTCATCCATGCAGGAAGACCATACATAGAAAGAATATGATTGTAATTCATTGGGTTAATCGGGCCTTGATTACCGAATAGGAATTCGAACATAAAACAGTTTGCTATATATTCGGCTGATCCCACAGCAGCAATATGCGCATTTCTATAGAAGTAGTTAGCACCAGTATTGCGCGTTAAGAGCGCGTGACCGATTTCGTGTGCAAGCACGCTGTCTGATGTTACTTCATCAGTTTGAACGTTAATGTTTATGATTGAAATTTTCCGATCTGTGATTGTATATCCTAGAATGTTTTCTCCAAGATCATTGGGGATCACCATGACGTTAGGCAGACAGCGGCCAAGCACCCAAGGATCACGTGTACTATACCTACGCAAAACCGCGTCTGCTTTTTTGATTGCACAGTCTGCTTCGTACCCCATGTGCCCACCTCACTTCTCGGAACCGCGGTACTTCTTCGGCGTGTATTTCTTCTTGGCAAGCTCCTGAGCTAGTGCATATGATTGCCGCAGTGATACAGCAAGCAACCGCTTATCCTCGTCGCTCAGTTCAGCATCCTGTTTGAAGAAGTCGGGGCCTTCTGGATCCAATCCGTCTAAAATATCTTTAATCTTCTCATCGATGCGTTGATTATCTTTCTCACTCAGTGAGTAATAGTGTCGTTTATCAGAGCGGCCCATCAGATAATCAGCAGAAACATCGAAAAGTTTTGCGAGTCTATCAATAGCCTTCATCGGTGGCTCTCTCGTACCGCGCTCCCAAGTGCCGATCGTCTTAGGAGATACGCCAAGCTTTTCACCCAGAGTTTCTTGGGTGTAGGCATTTTCAGTTCGCAAATCATGTAGCCGTTGTCCGAACATAGTGTAACCTCCTATTGATTAAATACTACAAAGCGTAGCAAAAAAAAGACACGCACAAATTGTAGCAATTTATGTTGACAGATACGTTTTGTAGTTTTATATTAGAAATATCGAAAGGATACGAAACGTAGCGGGAGGTGATTACTTTGAATAAGCTTAAGCAATTAAGGGAACAAAAGAATATTTCTTCCGATTCATTTGCAAAAATGCTGGGCGTATCACCCAAAACCGTTGATGCATGGGAGCGAGGCTATCGAAACCCAAAGCCAGCAGCAATGCAACATATTGAAGATATTTTGGGAGCGCCCAAGGAAGAAATTTTTTTTGCAGCATTTAGCTACAAAACGTCGCCAAAACAGGAGGCAGTCAAATGAACGAGAAAGATCCTAAGCCTTTGCAAGATTATACGAGGATTATCGTTGAAACAGACGAAAAGCACCCAAAAACCATAGCAATAGTCACTGCAGATGACTTTGAGCTTGCTGATGGTTTTCGGGTGCGAATGACACCTAATTATAAGAATTAGTCTTTGTCAATTGGTGGATGAGGATCGTTGCCAAAACTGTTTTTCAAGTTAATCTGGCCATTCTGTTTTTGGCTTATAACTTCAGAATTCTGGTTTTTGGCAATCTCGGTCGCAAACTTCAAAGCATCTGATTTCTTATCAAATATCTTTGTTGGTTTCGAGTTTCCTTCTCCATGAACAGACCATCTACCGTCCTTTGGAGAAATCCATTGGTTTCTACCCATTTTATTCACCTCCCTTCGATGCAATTATCGCACTCGGCGGGAGGTAATCACACAATATTCAGTTTTCAAGTTAAGGAGGTGAGCCACATGGATCGAGAGCAAATGATCGAAGCGCTGATGAGCTACCGCGATGATAAGCCCAAAGCTTTTTGGGAAACCATGGACGATGACATGCTCGAAATGGCAATCAGTGCTGAAAGGGAACGTGCAAGGAACGAAATGATTGATTACCTTGCTACAGCTTAATCATCGCATATATCGCCGTGAAACTACTACATCGGCGGTACACATTTGAAGGAGGTGTGGTTATGGCAATTAACATCTTTCAGGAATTTTCAAGAGGCCTTCAAGAAGAGGGCCTAACCCGTAAGAACTTGGCTGCGAAAATGCACGTTACGCAAGCCGCTGTCAGCAATTGGGAAGCAAGAGGCATACCGGACGATAAGCTGATTCCCATGGCACTTGCAATTGGCAATGATCGCTTTCTAAAAGCGGTGATCGAATATCAAACCGGATTAAGAGTCTTTGCTGATGATCTCGACACTGATAATCCGCTGGTTGTTTATCTATACGAAAAAATTGCCCAAAAGAAATTTGAAGAGGCTAGAGAACGAGCAGAACCAGCAATGTCTAAAGGACGTGATCACTTCACACCAACCGACGTGAGCAAGATCAGATCATACATCGATTCAGGTGAATCACTAGTTGAAAGTCTGGAAAGTCTAATCGGATCACTAAAGTCCCAAATCAGACCAGTAGAGAAGGTGAAAGCATGGATGTAGCGGTGAAAGTTAATGAGGACGACAAGCTTGCAGAACTCATTGCGGTTCATCTTGCAGACAATCTTAAGCCAGTGGTTCAGGCGATGGTAAACAAAGCTGTTGAAGATGCTTTGCCTGGCCACGGAATGAACAAGGGCGAGTTAAGTGCAAAGTTGAAGCTATCACTTGGTACCGACGCCTTTGAACGTATTGCATATCAATCAGGCATGCCACGATACGAATCTGGCAATGATGGTCACAAGAAGAGCGACAAGTCTCGTGACCGTTGGTACTCAAAGGCAGTTGACAAATTCATGGAAACATACACGGAGGACTAACGATGTTAGAAGCAATCATGTCAGTGCTGTTCAACCCATCATCGGCCGTTTGGAAGTATCTGCTTGTCGTTCTCGCTGGCATCATGATCGGCGCCACAGCAGTAGGAGGCTGGAAACAATGGACACGTTAGGAGGAAGAACTATGCGTGACACAAAAGCGTATTGGCAAGATATTCATGATCAAGCCGAGAACGTGATTTACAAGAGCCACGGAGATAGCGGTTGGCTTTGGATGTTCGAACTTAGTCAACGAATGCTCAACAAATGCGCACAAAAAAATCCCATGGCTGCAACCACGGGAAGCAAAAATCTAAGCAAAATTATTTTCACTCCCAGTTTATCACGGAAGGCGGCGAAGTGAAATGGATATAAAAAAAGTCCGCACTGATTGGAAGGGTGATCCGATTTACTCAGGCGATGAAATCATCGCGAACGTTGGCCCAGAAGGCGACACGATCAAAGATGATCCTGCCGAAATTCGAAAGTATATTTTGCAAGAACTCAGCGGTGTAGCGATTGCCGCCGACTACTAGGAGGAATTTGAACATGGCTAATGAAATTGTAGCAAGCGTGAACAACCGTATCACTCAAATGCAGAAGAATGAGGGATTGAAGCTTCCGGCCAATTATAGTCCCAGTAATGCCCTGAACTCGGCTTGGCTAACACTATCTGATAATAGCAAGGGCCCGTCGCTTTTAGACAAAACAAGCCCACAATCACAGGCAAAGGCGTTGCTCAATATGGTTATTCAGGGTTTAAGCCCTGCGAAGAACCAGGTCTATTTTATTCCTTATGGCAAAGACTTAACACTGATGCGCTCATATTTCGGAAGCTTAGCAATCTTGAAAAGGCTTGACAACGTCAAAGACGTTTGGGCTGAAGTTGTTCGAGAAGGCGACAACTTTCAAATTGGTTCTGATAGGGGACGCACGGTTGTGAAAGTCTTCGAGCCACGCATTGAAAACCAAGATAATCCAATTGCCGGTGCTTTTGCGGTGATTGTTGACAACAACGGCACCGAGAATTTCACCATCATGACAAAAAAACAGATTGATCAAAGCTGGAGCCATGCGAAGACCAAGAAGGTACAACAAGAATTCCCTGAAGAAATGGCTAAACGTACGGTGCTTAATCGTGCTGCCAAGTTTTTCATCAACTCCAGCTCAGACAATGATCTGTTGCTTGGAGCCGTAAACGACACCACCGCTGATGAATACGATAACTCGGAGCCGAGAGATGTAACACCTAACTTTGATGATTTGATTGATAGCAAACCGAAGGAGGATAAAAAGCATGTTGCAGATGCCGATCAGGACGAACCAAGAGAGTCAGAACAAGCAGAACGATCTGAACATCAACCAGTCACAGACAAAGAAGTCACAAATCTCTTCCAAGGCCAAGCTAACAAGTAGGAACTACTACAGCAATCGCATGGATTGGCAGTACGAGTCACCAACGTGGTTCAAAAAGTTCATGGCTTGCGAGGCTGAAGCACTGGCTGAAATGAAAGGCGAATGGAAACCTAAGCGAGACCCAACGGCCTTACTTGTCGGTAACTATCTTCATAGCTACTTTCAAAGCCGTTATGCTCACAGAAAATTCAAAGCACAGCATCCAGAGATCATCTCAACACGTGGTGCCACAAAAGGCCAGCTTAAGAAGGAATACCAAATGGCTGATGCCATGATTAAAACGCTCCGAACGGACCCGATGTTCAAAGAGTTCTATCAGGGCAAGAAGGAAGTCATTGTACGTGGTGAGATTGGTGGCGTGATGTGGAAAGGCAAACTTGATTGTCTTCCAACAAATCACAAATACTTTGCCGATCTAAAGACGACCATGGACATCAACAAGCGCTTCTATTTGCCTGATGAACGGCGTTACGGCTCATTTATTGAAGCTTATAACTATTCGCTCCAGATGGCCGTTTACCAAGAGCTAGTCCGACAGCAGTACGGGGTGCAGGCGGTTCCGGTGATTATCGCAGTTTCGAAGCAAGATCCACCTGATAAGGCTGCTGTCTCAATTCCGCAAGATTTACTGGACTATTGGCTGGAGCGGGTTAAAGAGTTACAGCCGCATATTGAGGCCGTCAAGAACGGTGAAGAAGAACCGAAGCGGTGCGAGCACTGCGAGTATTGCCGGGCAACCAAGCACCTGACTCAGATCATCAGCCTTTACGACCTTGTAGAGTAGGAGGTGACTCACCGCATGGATTTATTCAAGCTAATTCGAGAGTTCTACATTCAGCAAAGCGTTAATCCGCTAAGCACAGGACAGATAGCATTATGGCATGGGCTGGTTTACCAATGTAACCAGCTAGGCTGGCCAAGCGAATTCAATATGCCGAATCGAACACTCGAAACGTTGACTGGTTTAAGCCGTCAGGGCATCGTCAAAGCCCGCAACGCGCTAAAGCAGTCAGGGCTGATAGATTTTCAAACTAACGGTGTTAAGGCAACGACCTACTCAGTCATCGATATTTCACGAAAACTTAGTACGTCAGATAGTAGGCAACCTAGTAGTCAAGCTGATGACAGTGTGTCAAATAGTAGGCAACACAGTAGGCAACCTAGTAGGAAACACAGTTTACAAGGTAGTTTACAACCTAGTAGGCAACACAGTAGCACATACACTAAACAAGACGAGACTAAACTAGACAAAACTAAACGACAACAGACTACTGCTCCAGTAAAGGCAGCAGAGAGGCCTGTTGAAGAATCATCGTCGTCATCATCAATTCTTGATATTTGCAATTTCTGGGAAGGCAACGGGTTTGGACAACTATCACCGTTCACCAGAGAAAGCCTTGTTGATTGGGTTGATGACATGCGAAAAGCAGGATCACCTGAACCTGAGAAGCTAGTTCTAAATGCGCTGCGGACTGCAGTTGAAAGCAATGTCAGAAACTACAAGTACGTCAACGGCATATTGAAAAACTGGGAAAGCAAGCGTCTTCTCACGGTTGCTGCTGTCGAAGCAAACGATAGCGAACGCAAAACGAATCAACCTCAGCGCCGTTACGGCAAGCCAGAGCGCGTTGATAAAGAACCTGACTGGTTAAAGCTTGGATATCAGGAACCAAAGCATGAAGTGACGCCCGAACAGCGGTCCAAGCTGGCTGAACAACTTGAACAGCTCAATAAACTCGGCGAAAAGAATTAGGAGGGAAATATATTGCTAAACAGTATCTCACTAACAGGCCGGCTGACAAGAGATGTTGACTTGCGCTACACACAAAGTGGAACCGCTGTCGGCTCGTTCACGCTTGCTGTTGATCGCAAATTCAAGAGCAAAAACGGAGAACGAGAAACTGATTTCGTAAATTGCCAGATCTGGCGCAAGTCGGCTGAGAACTTTGCAAATTTCACCAAAAAAGGCTCCTTGGTTGGTGTGGAAGGCCGTATTCAAACGCGTACGTACGATAACGCGCAAGGACAGAAAGTGTTCGTGACCGAGGTAATCGTTGATAATTTTGCTTTGCTTGAGTCACGACAGACGTCTCAGAACAGCCCTAAATCACAGCAAACAGCCAATGGATCAGCAGCAGCGACCACAAACGCGAGTCAAACGACTCCAAATGCTTCGCAATCGAATGCCACAGATCCGTTTGCTAATAATGGCCAGCCGATAGACATCCAAGATGATGATTTGCCATTTTAAGCAGGAGGGAAAAGCATGACACAAGTAACAGTACGTTTATACAAGCAGGGAGACAAAGTGTGGCGCGATTTCAAGGCTGAATTGCTTAAGCGCTACGAAAATTCAGCAATGCTAGACATCTCAAAAAGCAAAGTATTCTCAAAAATGGAGAAGCAAGAGTTCAATAACCTGATCGTTGTATCAAAGAAAGCAATTGTCGAGAAACGTGCGGTAGCCGGTATTGATGACAGCGACATTTTGAAGACTTCAGTAAACAACGGCCTTAAAAAGATTTCAAAAAAACGAAAAGACGCCCGTGCCAAATACGCGCGCGGAATTGCAGAAGCGGCCTCACAATGTGACACACTGATTGACGTTGCGAAACGGATTGGGAAGTCAACAACGTTCGTGAAGCGAGTGGCAAGTGAGTTTGAGATCAAGTTGCCACGCCGTAACAACGGGCATGAAGAGATTGCGAGTCGTTAGCCATGGTTGTTCGCAAGAGACGCAGAGGCAAGTACAATGCGCAGCCAGTCGTAATTGATGGCATTCGATTTGCAAGCAAAGCAGAGGGCGCCTATTACATGCTGATACGCAACAAGCCGCAGAAGATCACGATGCAGGAACATTTCGAGATTATTTCGGCTTTCGTGATAAACGGCAAGCGATATTCAGCACGAAGGTACACCCCAGATTTTTGCTTTTACGAAAATGGCAAGCTAACGAAAGTGGTAGACGTCAAAGGTGGGAATGCCACACTGACGCGTGATTCTAAGCAGAAAATGCTACTGTTCATGATCAGGTACAAGATACCGATCACGATTGCTAGATATGACTATCACACAGGGCTATTCACGGAAGAGCAACTTTAAAAATTAAGGAGAAAAATCATGAATAAAAAATTGACGTTTACAGTAACTGTTTTAGCAGGACTTATGTTTGGGGCCGGTGCAACCGCCATTGCCGACAATGTTTGGCAAGGTCACCAGAACATCGTGGAGACAAAAAACAATATCGACAAGCTGACGGCTAAGATCAACGCTTCACAATCTAGCTTGTCCGATTTGCAACATCAGTTGTCTGACGCACAGGCACAGTATGCGGCCCTAAAACAGCAATACGACAACGACATGGCAAGCAAAGATGCCCAGATTCAGCAAAAGATCGTTGAAGGCCAGCAAGCAGTCGCCCAGAAACAGGCTGAGGTCGATGCTAAGCAGAAGACCATCAATGACCTTACATCACAGTTAGAAGCCGCCAAACAGGCAAACAATGACTTATCACAGGCCATTAAAGACGCACAGAGCATCAAGGACTATTCAGATCAGGCTGTGAAGTCAGTCAGTGCGAAATGAGTCATAGGGTCTGCTATGTGGCTGTGAGGAGGCCGACGATGAAAACAGGAGACGACACGTTCGATGACATCTACGTCAGCAAAAAGACTGGCAAGGTCGTAGGCGTCATGTACGAAGGTGTGGACTACAAACTGGTGCCATTCAAGAATAGTAAAACGAAACAGCCTAGCCGCTTTGAAGCCGGTATGCGAGCCAGAGGGCTGTTCATTACAGAAGAAAACAAGCATAAAGTGATGGAATTGGTCGACTGGATATACGGAAAAGAGGACGAAAAATGAGCGAAAAAAACTGTACGCGGTTAAGAACGATAAAGGTCAGGTGTATAGCTTCCAAGATGGCGATGGATTCTGGTGGCCACTGCAAAAATTAAGAAGTGGAAGTCCTTTTGTAACGCCAGATGAAATGGCAGCAAAAGTAACGGCTACTAGGAACGGTGGCCACGTTGTCACGCTCGTTGAGGAGCCTAAAAAGGTAGTCCTAACCAAGAAACAAGCCAAAATCGTTGAAAAAGCGCGTGTAAATGACATTCCAGCAACCTATATTTCTGCCCGTACTAATAATGGTGAGGAAAGCCTGCTGATTAATGCTTTCGTCAACGGCTGGACGGTCGAGGAACCTAAGCGGTACGTGCTGCCAATGCCCGGAACTGAATACCACACCTATCAGATGCACCGAAACGCTCAATATTACGCAGTCAAAGGAACTGGAAACTGGCGGCCTGACGCAATTGCTTTAGGCACTGACGATGCCGTCAAACACGGATACACCGTCACCCAGTCGGACATCGACGCCGCACCAGCATGGGTAAAGGCAATTAAGCCTTTGGAGGTGACTGACGATGGCATTCGTTGAGCTTGAAAACGGCAATTGGATAAACACCGATTTCATTGAGAGCATATTCAAGGTAAACCCCAGTGACACCGCATGGAAAGCTGGCCTGAATCACGGAGAAGCCGCTGACATCACTGACGCCGATCGTGTTCAAATTCTGAAAACCGCGGGGTTCGTGAAGATCAAGAAGGAGAAAGACAATGAGCAATGAGACGAAGCGGGACGTGTTCAATAGCTTAGTCGAAGAACTAGCAAATGCGTACATTGCCTTGGACGGTGAAGGACTTGGCGATGATCTTACTAACGAAGACAAACAAGCCTATCTGAAAGACTATGACAATGCCTTGCCAGATGATCTGCCGGTGATTCCGAAAGCCCAAAGCGATTGGATAAAGCAATGTAAGGAAAATGATGATTCCTTGTCTTTTGCGCTGAGCGATGAGACTACACCAATCGAAGTTGCTAAAACTTTTCGTGTTTGGGGCGGATACACTGATAAAAATAAAGATAAATGGCTCAAGTTGCAAAACACCTTCGCCCGTGCATGGGTGCTAGGCATCTGGTGCGTTGTGGAAACAGGCGAAATCGTGAAATTGGAGGAAGAAAAATGAAATACTACGAAACAGAAGAACCTTTCTATAGCTTGATCGTTGCTAACAACACCAAGGGAGCCCTTGATTTATACCGTGAAATGTATGGGGATAATGATGATCCCGAAAAGTTTAATGAGTTAAGTCGTGAAGAAGCATTGTATCGTATTGCTTCTGCAAAAACAGAAGACAGGGATAGTCTCACCTATGAAGAGGTTAAAGAAGATTTGGACGCTAAGGCACCCACAATGATTCTGGTAGACGGGGACATCTTGTAGGAGGCGGAGAAATGAAACCAATTCTTGATATGACGGCTGGAAGCCGCATGTTCTGGTGGAATAAAGATGACCCTCGTGCAATTTTTGTCGATAAACGCGATGAGTTTCACAGCGTGCCTGATTGTAATGCCAAGGACGGTGAACGTCAGATATGGATTGATCCTGATATTAAATTGGACTGGACTAAGGAACCGTTGCCGTTTCCCGACAACACTTTTCACCTTGTTGTCTTTGACCCACCACATTTAAAGCATGCTGGCGAAGGCAGTTGGTTGGCAGCAAAATATGGCACGCTTGATGACCTTTGGCCAAACCAAATTCGGCGGGGATTCAGTGAGGCGATGCGAGTTTTGAAACCTTATGGAACTTTGATTTTTAAATGGAATGATGACCAAATCAAACTAGCAGATGTGTTGCATGAAATCACCTATCGACCATTGTTTGGTGACAAACGTAGCAAGACACATTGGCTCGTATTCATGAAAGAGGCGGAGAAATGAAACGAGAGATTAAGTTTAGAGCGTATAGCAGTCACAACCACAAAATGTATCCAGTCAGTAATATTGAATGGGATATTGATGGCCGTATTTGGGTAACTGCTGATGATGGCAAAAATGGCATTGAACTAATTGACGAAGAAGCCAATTTGATGCAGTACGCTGGCAGGGAAGACAAGAACAAACGACAAATCTACGAAGGCGATATCGTGCAAAACGAATATGGGAAAGTAATGGAGGTTCAATACGATCCTAGATCTGCTGTTTTTGGTGTTGGTGATTATTATTTTGGAACGATTGGATCTGGCAAAATTCTAGAGGTCATCGGAAACATCTTTGAGAATCCGGATCTATTGGAGGTGACCGAGCATGACTAAGGAAACTAAACAGGACGTATTTGAGGATGCATTGAGAGCATTGGAAGAGTTCGGCGAGCAGGGTAGTAGTTGGGAGATGGCCTACGATGACCTAAGCGCCCGTTACGCTGCAGCCAGTGACGGTGACACGGACTGCCCATACTGCCATGAACCACATAAGCTCATTGAATCAGAACTTGGCAACTTCCTTCGAATCGGTATGACTGGTGGAAATGAATGGGATAGAATTGAGCCTGAAAAAATAAAAGGTGCAGCAATACACACATGCGAAGCTGTTGGCTTTGATAATGCTGAGGTCGATGATCCAATCGTGATTAATTATTGTCCGATGTGCGGACGCAGGCTGGAAGCAAAGCAATGATTGCCGTCATGCTGCTAATATCAGGTGCTGCAATGTGGATGTGGGCTAACTGGAAAACTAAGTAGGAGGTGAATAATTTGGACAGCAAACGAGCATTGGCCGAAAACCTTAGGAAGAATATATATGATCTGAACATGACACAAGCCAAGTATGCAAAAGAGATCGGGATACCCATCAACACGCTTGAATATGCAATATCTGGGAAGGGCAGTGTTTCACTCGACACTTTGGATAAAATCGCATATGGAGCGGGTATTGATCCATGGGAGCTTATTCGGCCTCATGAAAGCAAATAAAAAAGCGCGCCTGATGAAGGACGCGCTGGAGGCAGATTAAGCTAAGAGATGTAAGTAATGAATTTCGCCACAATAGAGGCTGCCTCCTTAATCAGTATAGCAAACACAAATATCGAAAGTACATTTAAAAGCATCAAAAAAGCGCGCCGGGTGTTGACGCGCTCTGGAGGCCAGTGTGTGAATTGAACCAGGGTAATAATCATTTTGGAGTGGGCCTCCGAAGACAGTATAACAAAAAACCGCCGGATTAGCGACGGTTGGAAGACAGGGACTTTTATGCAATACATGGCTTTTGAATAATGGAACTTAAGCCACCATCTTCACAAACAGTATAACAAAAGCGCACCACGAAGGCACGCCTGACAATTAATTATCCGCAAAATAATTATACCATAAGGGGTGGCGCTTGTGATGGAGCTTTTATCAATTAGCGATGAAAAGGATCGGGAAGCAGTCGAAGATATCCTGAATAAATACCGAGCAGAGCGCGGATTCATAAAAGCGCCAGTCAATCCAAAAATCACCAGCGCATGGGGAGACGGTACTTCTGCCAGCACTGTTCAGCGTCCGCTGTATGCACAGCAGCGTTTGGAGAGACAAGCATCAGCGCGTAAGTTCTGCGACTGGTGCGACAATTGCATTGCGTCGATGCCGAAACAATCACATCAGCGTTTATTAAGGGTGCGCTATTGCGACGGGCCCGAAACAGACACGCCAGACGGTGATGCAATGAATATTCTCGATATATCTTCAGCAACCTACACACGCAGAAAGAAAAATGCGTTGTTAGCAGCGGCCTGGTACTTTGGCGTCACACCCAGAAAAAGTAGTGAGCAATAAATGATCAATGAATGAGGACTATTTGAGGACTAATTGATTGATAAATGAGTGGCGAACTAAAAACGGAATCCCTTATGATGGTATTGTGCCAAAGGTGAGAAACCTAAGACACCGCGTTTTTCCTCCGAGCCACGGTGATGATAAAGCTGTGGCAAGGCGTGGCAAATGGACTGACCGTGATAGTCAGGCGGGTTCGATTCCCGCATGCCACATTGTCCAGTTTAGCGACCGGACACAGCTTGCGATGACCCCATCTGACACTGGGAGAGTGAGCAGCAACCGAAGGATTAACTTTGTGGCCTCTATTATCGGGTCCGAATCCCGGCGGTTGCGTTGTACTAGTTGACTTGCGAACTAACGTTTGTATATAATGCTGGTACATCCAAATAATATGTGTAGCTGATGGCAACCCTACCATCAGCTTTTTGCTATAATGTGGTCAACACATATTGTTTGGAGGTTGTAAAATTGTCAACAATCACTGTAGGGTTCAGCTACTACCAACCACGTCTGAAGTTTAAAAAAGACGCGAATCATGATGGAGTTCCTGAAGTATGGGACATGACTCATTTTTGTGAGTGGATTTTAGGAAAAAAGGGGAATAAAGCTAAACGACCAGCTTTATCTGTTCCGCTTCCGAATGAAGAATTTGCAGATTTGGAATGGCGTGAAGCAGATTCAAAGTTTGATGAGCAACATAATCTTTATTACTTTCGCTTGAAAAAATTACGTTCGAGCAATCTTCCTGCAATGGCAACGAAAGATGGTGAAAGTCAAAATTTGCAACTTGAGGAAAACCAATTTTTGGGCGAATTTAATCTCATTGTCTTTGACCCAGTGAACAAGCTGATTATTGTTCAAAACAACTTCTTTGGATTAACGCAAAAAAAGATTCAACTTGCACTTTCTTCGATGCGGCTACGCTGGAAGGAAGACACAAATGCTCAAGTCGATGAAAATAATCCAGGTTTTGTTGACTTGGCATTTATTCCTGATGATGAGGCACTAAGAGCTATCGGAAACGACAAGATTTTTAGAAGTGTGGATGTTAAATCATCTGATGTTGAAGGCTTATCTGAAATTGACGGCGAACGTGCTCCTTTTTTAAATAAGGTTTTAGATCTTGCAAAGTCAATTCATGGTCTTTCGTTCAATGTTAAAATCTCATTAGCACGTGCGCCGAAAGATCAGTCGTTATCTGATGAGGAAACACGAGCTTTAATCTCGGATATTCAGGCGTTATATGCAACAATGAAGGATAATAAGAAGAATCCAGTAGCTCAGATGAGCGTTGGAGCGAAAGATTCAGTTGATGATCCCGTTGAAAACATAGATGTGCTTTTACCCAAGCTAAAATCTTACTGTCGAATTGATGATGAACAAAGAAGTACGCTTGGTGCGGAGTTCATCTATCAACAATTCTTGGAACAGAATTACTTCAGTGATGATCAACACTTTCAGCAACGAGCAAGGACATTGACTCCTCGCGTATAAGTTTTCTTGAGAGGTGTTTCTGGTAATGAAAAAATATATCAAGAGCAGCTCATGGATAAAGGATTGCATCGATAAGTACAGGGTACTGTTAGCGCTTTTTATTTCTGTAGTGTTGGGATATTTGTATTTTAAAGGAAATCTAAGGAGCGTTAGATTTTCTGTTAGCGATGCCATTGCTGTGGCTTCCATCATTCTAGGAATATTGGGAGTTTTTATTGGATTATTGATATCTGTTCGAGCCGATTCATTTTTTACTAAGCTTTCCGAATATGGTAATAATAGTTCTGTAAATGCTCAAGTGATTTTCTCTAGGTTGATGACACGACTTAGAAATAACTTTGCACTGAACCTATTGTTTATTATCTTGGCCTTGGCTATAGACGTTCTACCAATCACTAAGAATCTGCTACTTAAAGCCATATTTTTTGGAGGTCTTTCACTTTTGTTCTTTTTATCAGTTTGGGGGGTTTGGTATTTAGTTGATTTAGTTGTTTCTATTATGCTTTTTAAACCAGAGAAGAGTTCTAGAAAGACTACTACGTAACTTGCTAAACTGATTGTTAGACGCTGTGGCGTCTTTTTATTTACCTGAGCACTCCGCCAAACGGTGAGGTGCTATTTTTGTGCAACAAAAAAGCCCTCGCTCTGGGAAAACGAAGGCCAATCACTTTTGAAGTGTGAGAATGAACTCACTAAGTCATTGTAACACAATACTTATAATAGGCACATAAAAAAGCTCTCGGGGCCGAATCCGAGGGCTTAAGAACTCGGTAAGTTCTTTATGAGGAAGCTGAGCAGAATCTCTAAACTGCTCACGGTCATTATATTTCAGGAGGCGAGTAGATGCAATGGACAGATGAACAAATCAGCGGCATTAGGAAGCTCGCCTCTGAAGGCTTTACAAGACGAGAGACAGCCGACAAACTCGGGATCAGCTATGATGCGTTGCAGGGCAAAGCAAGACGGCTTGGTATCAAGTTTCAGAAGCCACTAAAGAATGAATACGATTCCGACGGTACACAATCCAGCGAGACTATCCTGAAAGTCGTCAGGGGTCACAAAATGACGCCTAGAGAGGTGCTGGAAGCTCACGGGTACGATTACACCAAGTGGGAGCTTGTACGTGCCACAAGCAATTTTTGGAAGCAAACGCCTGAAGCAACGTTGTACCAGAGCAAGATACAAATTAGGCCGCTAGTTGAGGCTGAACAATACGAATCATTGATGAATGACATCATCACACACAAGGAGCCGTATCAAGCTAAGGCTCCTATTTTTGTGGAATCAGATCGCTATCTGGTCATTCCGGCATTTGATACACATTTCAATGGTCACACGTTTGATGTCTATGCTGAATCTCTTAAACGGCAACTAGAAATCATTGAACGCGGCCACTACGCCAAAATATTGCTCATTTTGGGCGGTGATCTAGCTCACGTGGACAATATCAACTCGACCACAGCAAAGGGCACACAGCTCGAAACAACCGACTTAGGCGAGACCGTTAACGAAATGGAACAATACTTCGAGACACTGATTGAAGCAATCATTGAGAACGCCAACGAGTGTGAGGTCATGTATGCGCCAGGTAACCACGATCCGTCAGTTGGATACATGTTCGCACGGTTATTGAAACGCGCCTACAGCAACCAAACAAACATTACTTGGGACATATCACTGAAGCATTACAAAGGTGCAATGTTAGGCCACAACTTCATTGGTGCTACTCATGGTGACAAGGGCAAGAACAACTACCTTGCAAAATATCTCGATGAGTTCGGCTTCATGTTAGGCACAGCACAGAACCGCGAGCTGTTTACGGGTCATCTGCATTCAGAGATGAGCAAAGACCTAGGTGGATTCGTTCAGCGTCAAGTATCGACACGCAAGCCAACCGATCAGTGGACTGATGATATTGGCGTGGTTGCTCACAAAACGTTTGAGCTGGTCGAATACAGCGATCATGATACCCGTGCCATTTACTATGTGTGAGGTGATTTCATGGCTCAAATGATTACAACAAAATACGGCGTTTACATGCCGAAAGTTGAAGCGTGGACCATCGGCAAGATTGACAGAGAAATTGTCCGTTCACGCTCTAATCAAGTTAAGACGCGAGGCGGATACGCACATCCTGAAAGTAAGGTATGCTTGTCAAAAAGGGGGTGGATACTGTGGCATTCCACTTGCCGTCACCAAAAGACGTCTATAAGAACCTCAAGGACAAGTTGAAAAAACAGCGGGACAAGGCCAAGGCTGATAAGAAGAAACAGCCTAGTAAAGACAATCCAGGAGTAACAACAGCTTAATGAATTATAACCAGCGATAGCTAACTAGCTACCGCTTTTTTAATGGAAGGAAGGTGTGGTGATATGTAATGCGACTGACAGCAAAACAGAAGAAGTTCGTTGATTCTTATATTGCTGATAGCAATGCCACCAAAGCGGCACTAGAAGCAGGATACAGCAAAAGAACGGCTAGGTTTGCCGGTGCAGAAAACCTAACAAAACCTAACATTAAAGCTGCCATCGACGAACGCATGAAACGCCTAGAATCTGACAAGATTGCCAAGGCTGCTGAGGTGCTTCAATACTTCACCACAGTGCTTCGTGGAGAGGCAAAAGAGACAATTATAGTTAGCACTCCGGATGGCGCAGAGTCTGTTGAAAACGATCCAAGCATCAAAGACCGCATGGCAGCAGGACGCGAATTGTTAAAGCGTTACCCTGGTAATGATGAGCTACTCAATGCTCAGCTAACGAAGATAATTACTGATATTGAGAAAACTAAGGCTGACGTTCGCAAGTCCAAAGCTGAGGCTGACATCATGGAAGCCAAGGCCAAGTTGCTTACTGATGCAGATTCGCAAGACAGGACGGTGATTGTCGATGACGTCCCAGAAGATGATTAAGTTAAGTAAGATGGTGCAACCACATTTCTATTCGTTTTGGCGGTCAAAGGCACCATATCTGATACTGAACGGCGGCCGTGGCTCGTTTAAGTCATCGACAGTTAGTCTGAAGCTACTCATGATGCTTAAAAGGCAAGCACAGCAAGGACATAAAGCCAATGTCATCATCATTCGAGAGAATACGGTTAACTTGCGTGATTCGGTTTACAGCCAGATCAGTTGGGCAATTGACATGCTCAAAATGACAGACGAGTTTGTGTTCAACGTTTCTCCGATGCGCATAACGCACCGCGGAACTGGTAGCACATTCTACTTCTATGGCGGTGACAAGCCTGAAAAGCTGAAGTCTAACACCGTTCGTAACGTGATTGCTGTGTGGTATGAAGAAGCAGCCAACTTCAAATCTGCTGAAGTGTTTGACCAAACTAACCCAACCTTCATTCGACAGAAATCATCATGGGTTGATCAGGTTCAAGTTTTCTACACGTATAACCCACCGAAGAATCCATATGACTGGATCAATGAGTGGATCGACAGCGTGAGAGGAGACCCGGACTTCTTCATTGACACTTCCACTTATCTCGATGATGATCTTGGATTCACTGACGAACAGCAGCTTAGACTGATCGACAAGTATAAAGCCAACGACTATGACTACTACAGGTGGCTTTATCTTGGTGAGATTGTCGGACTTGGAACCAACGTCTACAACATGGATCTGTTTCATCTCATTGATCATATTCCCGATGATGATCCCTTGATTTACCTATTTCTAGCAATGGATAGTGGGCATATATCGTCCGCTACAGCATTGCCAGCCGCTGCTGTTACCTCGAAGGGAAATGTAATCGTTCTTGACACCTACTACTACTCACCAGCAAATCAATCCTTAAAGAAGCCGCCAAGCCTCTTATCAAAGGAGATTCACGAATTCTTGACTTCGGTAACCAAGAAATACCACGGTGCTAAAGTCAAAAACATGACAATCGATTCTGCTGAAGGTGCCATGCGTAACCAGTATTACAGCGACTACCACGTTGCTTGGCATCCAGTACACAAGCTCAAAGAAGCCGATATGATCGACTACGTTCAAAGCCTGCTCGCACAAGGGCGGGTTTTTGTTTTGGACACTCCGAACAATAAAGTGTTCATGGAACAGCATCGGCAGTATCAATGGGATGAGAAGTCAATGGAGTCAGATGATCCCAAAGTTATCAAAGAAAACGACCATACAGTAGACGCATTCAAATACATGATTCTTGACAACGCTCGAATTCTTGGGCTTAAACGCTAAGAAGGTGATGCTTTGAACTTAATCAATACAATCAAAAATCTATTCAGGAAAGGAGGCGCAGCATTGGGAGTTGTACAAAGCCTCGGGCAAATTACCGATCACCCAAAAATCAGTGTAGATCCAAAAGAGTATGACCGTATTGCACTAGATAAACGTTACTTTGAAGGCAAATTTCGCAAGATTGAGTTCAGAAACACGTACGGAGATCTTAAAAAACGACCTTATGTCACTTTAAACATGATGCAAGTTATCTGCCGACGGTTGGCCTCGCTTTTATACAATGAGCAAAGCAAGATTACGATTGAAACTCGCCCCGAGAAAACTGACGAGTCCGGAAATACGGTCGATTATAAAGTTCCGGATGAAGCAGATACGTTTATTCATGAAGTTCTAGAAGACAATGACTTCAATAAGAACTTTGAGCGCTATCTTGAATCGTGCTTGGCACTTGGCGGTATTGCAATTCGTCCATACGTTGACTACAGCACGAAGAAAATCAAGCTGGCATGGGTACAGGCTCCCAGTTTCTACCCACTTCGGTCTAATACGAATGACGTTAGCAATGCAGCTATTGCAACGAGAACTGTAAGAACTGAAGGAAAGCAAACGGTGTATTATACGTTACTTGAATTCCACGAATGGAGCGAAAACCAGTACACCATTACAAACGAGCTTTATAGGTCAGAGACCTCGGATACTGTTGGCATCAAGGCGGATTTATCCGTGCTGTATCCCGACTTGCCACCATTGGTTAATCTGGATACGTCTGTGTTTACGCGCCCGTTATTCGTTTATCTGAAGCCGGCCGGATTCAACAATAGAAACATCACCAGTCCGTTGGGCATCGGTGTTTGCGACAATGCGCTGAACACTCTCAAACAGTTAAATGATGCATATGATCAATTTAACTGGGAAGTTAAGATGGGCCAGCGACGAGTAGCTGTTGCCGATAGTATGACGGAGATCACATTCGGGCGGGAAGGCCAGAAGGAACCCAAACAAGTATTTGACCCTGACCAGAATGTCTTTCTGTCAGTCCAAGGCGGTGGCATGGACGATAAAACAGTCCAAGATTTAACGACCCCTATCAGATCGCAAGATTACGTCGCATCTTTAAACCACTTTCTTAAAACGCTTGAGATGCAAGTTGGCTTGTCTTCCGGCACGTTCTCGTTTGACACCGCCGGTAACATTCAAAACAAAACGGCAACCGAAGTTGTTAGCGAAAACAGTATGACGTACCAGACGCGTAACAGCCATCTGACAATGGTTGAACGTGCAGTACAAGAGCTGTGCGTTTCGATCTGTGAGCTTGCCAGTGGAACGGTCATTAATGGATCAGCATTATACAGCGGGCCAATTCCAACGATTGACCAAGTGACTGTTGATTTTGACGATGGTGTATTTACTGACAAGTCTGCAAGCCTTGATTACTGGATTAAAGCCAATGCTGCGGGACTCGTGCCAAAGCGTGTTGCCATTGCTAGAGCGCTTGATGTTCCGGATGACGTAGCAGAACAGTATGCTGCCGAGGTTTCGCAGGAAAGCCCAGAGCCGGTTGCTCCTCAAGATAGCCAATCAGGTTTATTTGATGGAGACGGTGATAGCTAATGCCTAAAGTGACTCCGCATCAATTGACAATCGCACAGGCTTCTATTGGTGATATCTACGCATCGCTAGAGCAAACGCTGTTCAAGATGTTCATTGACAGATTAACCAACCACGGAGCGTTTCCGCTTGACGAGGATCACATGCTCCAATGGCAAGCAGAGCAACTTAACAAGCTCCATTTGGTCAATGAATCAACAATCGAGGAAGTAAGCAAAGCTACAGGAATTGCCCAAGCCAAACTAGTGGCCTTATTCAAAGATTTCGGGATTGCGATTGCAAATGATGAATATAGTCGCTTGGCAAAAGACACTGGTAAGGATATTTCGCCGGGTACTGACGTCGATCAGTTGCTTAATGGCTATTTGAAGCAGACCTTCCTTGACCTCAACAACAACGTCAATCAAACACTCATTACCACCAATTACGGCCAAAATGCCGCTCTGCGCACTTATCAGCAGATTGTAAAAGAAACTACCGCACAAGTGATTACTGGGCTTAAAACACCAGCCAGAGCATTAGCCGACACCATCTATAAGTGGCGAGATCAGGGCATTCAAACTGTGCTAACAGATAAAGGAACACATGCTTGGTCACTTGAAAGCTATGCGCGAATGGTGATTACTAACACGAGTGGAAGAGCTTTTCAGGCAGTCAGAGATCAAGCTGCTGATGACTATGGGATTGATACGTTTGTCATGTCTAGCCACCCAGCTAGTCGCGCTGCATGTGCACCAATTCAGGGAACGACGGTGACTACACGTTATCAGTCGTTCAGGTCTGACGTTAGCGGAGAATGGTTTGAATCGTTATACCATCATGGCTATGGGGAACCCGGCGGAACATTTGGCATTAATTGCCGCCACCAGAAATGGGGATACGTTCCGGGAGCCAACACCAACAGCTTCACTCAGTTTGACCCGGAACAGGCCATTGCCAATGGCAACGTTCAACAGCAGCAGCGTGCGTTAGAGCGCCGTGTGCGGAAGTACAAAGCAAATGCCGCACTGGCCAATAAAATGCAAGACGATCAAGGCCAGCAGCATTACCAACAGTTGATCAAGAACAACCAAGCTGCATTGCGGCAGTTGGTCAAGGACCACGACTTCCTGGCACGGGACTATTCAAGAGAGAAATCATTCATGTAATGATTCGACCCAAGCATGTCGTAAAACCGCTAGTTGTTTTACCCAATTCGCGGTCGTACCGCGTCAAAAACACGTAAGGGAGAGATTGTATTGAAACGCGAAGAATTAAAAGGATTAGGTCTGTCTGATGAGCAAGTAGACAAGGTTATGGGAATCCATGGTACCGATGTGAACGATTTAAAGGGTCAGGTGTCTCAGCTAACTACTGAACGTGACGCTTTGAAGCAGCGCGCTGCTGATTCTGATAAGCAGCTGAATGAGCTTAAAGCAGCGCACAAGGATGACAAGGACTTCCAAGCCGAGATTGGCAAACTCAAAGCCGACAATAAGGCAAAAGATGATGCAGCTTTTAAGCAGCTCAAAGAAACCCAGTTGAATTATCAGACTGAGCTTGCTCTGGTGAAAGCCGGCGCATTGAATACTAAAGCGGCATCAGCCCTGATTGACAAGGACAAGCTTGGCTTGGACGAGAAGGGCAATGTTACCGGATTAGATGAGCAGCTTGAAGCACTCAAGTCGGATGATAGTAGCAAGTTCTTGTTCAAGGCTGAAGAGGCACAGAAGCCAAATGACACACCACCAATTACAGTACCTGGCAACCCTAATCCAAACGCAAATGGCACTCTGAATCCAGCCACTGCTACCTACGAAGAGTTGGCGGCAAGCATGGCAAACGAAGAATAAGAAAGGATGATTTAAATGGCTTTTCCAAATGCACAAACGACTGACAAGTCCGCAATGATTATTCCTGAGGTTATGGCCCAGATGATCGCAGCACGGCTTCCTAAGGCAATTACTTTCTCACCTCTCGCAACGGTTGATAACACTCTTGTAGGTGTTCCCGGTGACACTATCACGGTTCCACACTGGAAGTATATCGGCGATGCTGTCGATTTTGCTGAAGGGGATAGCATTGACTACTCCAAAATGCAGAACGGCAAAACAACTTCGACGATCAAGCGAGCTGGCAAAGGGGTAGAAATCTCTGACTTTGCTGTTCAAGTAGGGCTTGGCGATCCAAAAACGGAAGCTGCTAACCAGCTGTCCATGGCCATTGGTTCTAAGGTCGATAACGATTGTGTCACAGCATTGCTGAATGCTCGTCTGACACTGACTCATGCGGCCCCTGATCTTGACTTGATCGACGCGATCGAAGCCGCATTTGAAGATGACACTAGCGAGTTCAACACCGAAGGTTCTTCGCCAGTACGTGGTGTGCTTTACATGAACTTGAAGGACTACAACAAGCTCCGTAAGGCTGCAGCATCTGACTACACTCGGGCTACCGAACTCGGTGATCAAGTTCTGACAAGCGGTGTACTCGGTGAAATCTTTGGTTGGCAGCTTGCTACCTCCCGCAAGATTCCTGTTGGTACTTACTTGGCTGTTAAGGCTGGTGCTCTTGGCATCAACATGAAACGTGGTGTGGAAGTTGAGACCGCGCGTGATATTGACCACAAGACAACCAAGATCAACGTTGATGAATACTACGGCGTTTGGCTTAAGGACGACACCAAGGCACTTGTCGTTAATGCTCCAGCAGCATCAGGCAAATTTGATCCAAACGGTAGCGTTAAGCCAACCGATGCTCAGACCGTTGATGAAATCAAGGCTTGGCTAACTGCCCACAGCATCGATTTAAATGGAAAGACAGCAAAGTCTGATCTTTTAGCGTTAGTTCCAACTAAATAGTCAACATTAGTCGCCATTGAAATGCACAATAGGGAAATCCCGGCGGCTTTGTGAGGTGATGATATGGCCTATGTAGATAAAGATGATTACATGCAGGCAATGCATATTACTGATGCAGATGTTCCTAAGAACTTCGATCAATTGGCAGATTTGGCCAGCGAATATCTAGATGACCAGACACGTGGTTTTTATCAAGATAACGACCTTGCCAGTGACCCGTGGCCACTTCGTGCAAGTAAGTTTAAGCGGGCGGTTATCCGTCAAATTGCTTACATGATTGATTCTGGTATCACCACAACAGAGCAAGCCATTAGTCAGCCTACGAGTGTTTCGAAGACAATTGGACGTACAACGGTGTCCAAGTCGTGGAATAATAGCCAGTCCTCAGTTGCTGGCCAACAGCGCTCGGCTATCAGTGCTGATGCGCTGGCAGCTCTTAGCGGCACTGGGTTGCTATACCGAGGTGTTGACTATGTTCGATGAGATCGATGACTTGATATCATACAACGATTCGGTCACGTTGTTCCGAGTGACCGGTAAAGATGACTGGCAGAAGCCTATTTACAGTGAACCGGTTGTCATTGGGCACGCTAGAATCGATCGCGGGACAGTATATTCTGGAACCAACAACGATCGGCAAATTGTTGCTAAAGCCGTCATTTACATTCGATGCGCTGGCAACTCAGACATGCCGTTGCTTGATGATAGTTGGCTGCAAGGACAGGCCGAATTTGACAGTCGCAAGTACACCATTACTACAGTCAACGTTTTAAAAGATGCTGATACGCCTGAAATATGGGGGTACGAATTGGAGGTGCTGTGATGGGTGTGAAAGTAACAGTTGACGTTGATTTGATGAGTAAACTTGGACCGAAAGCCCAAGGCAAAGCACTCACAGCCGCTGCTACTCAGCTCGATACAGAACTGACTGATTACAATACCGGCGTTGTGCCTATGCTTCACGAAGATCTTCGCAAAACAGCAACACCAGACGGGTCGAATGTCGATTTTAATAGTGCTTATGCGGCAGCTCAGTTTAACGGTGGCTATACAAAAAAAGACGGCACCAAAGTAACTTTTCAGCACTACACGACTGAGGGAACAGGCCCTCACTGGGACAAAATGATTGAAGACAACGATCAAAAGATGAGTCGAATTCGTGAGGCCTATCTGAAGGGAATGAACCTATGAATGCCTTAAAAACGTTGACGGATGCAATTAACACGATTCCCGATATGCCACAGAGAGTCAGCATGGGCTTCCTTTCTGCTGATGAATCTCTGTCAATCTATCCGACCAAAAACGGGTCGGTGATTGATGAAGATTTCGCCGGCAATCAAGAAACTCGGCTGTATTATGAAGTTGCTATTCGTACCAAGGATCAGCAGTTGGGCAACACAATCATGTGGCTAGTCTCCGATTTTGTTAAACACTTGAAGGAACTTCCGTCTGATGATTTCCACTTTGATAAAATTGAAACCACGTCTGAACCAAGCATCACCCAAGCTGATTCACGTGGCTTTTTTGTATACACGATTGATATCGCGATGAACGTAACAGCAAATAAATACGAGGAGTGATTTTTCATGGCAGAAAAAGAATTTAACTTGAACTTTAAAAACAAGTTCGAAATCGATACTAAGGGTGGTAAAGACCCGTCGGATGTCGCTGGTGCAACCTTTGTACCATTGGCAGCCGGCATCAATAACTTTACGCCGACTCTTAATGAAACAACGGCTAATGACGTCTATTACGATGGCGAAGGTTATGGATCAACTGAAGTCACTGGCAAACGTCTCCAGTTGGCATATACGGGCCACCGCTTGGAAGGGGACGCTGCCCAAGACTATATCGCAAGTCACTATCTTGACCTTGGTGACGATCTCAAGACTTTGGCACGTTGGACGCAAGCTAATGGTTCAACTGTTGTTGGGCTAGTTACTATTAGCAATATTGTTGTTTCTGGCGGTGCTCCGGGTGCCAAGCAGACAATGTCATTCACTTTGGCATTCAACGGCAAGCCCGTTTATACTCCTGCGGGCCCAAAAGTGTAACGGTGTCTGGGGTATCCCTGACACCGACAACGGCGAGCATTAAAGTGGGAGCAACCACGGCATTAACGGCTACAGTCAGTCCCGAAGATGCGACTGACAAGACTGTTAGCTATGCATCCAGTAAAACATCGGTCGCTACTGTCAACAGTAGTGGCGTAGTAACTGGCGTTTCTGAAGGCTCTGCTACCATTACCGCAACAACACACGATGGCAGTAAAACCGCAAGCGCGACAGTAACAGTCACTGCCGCTTAAAAAGACAAGGTCGCCAAAGAAATCAACAGTATGGGTAAAGCTCAGGCGGCCATTAGGAGGAAATCATGAGCAACGTAATTAATTTAGATGACGTACTGGCAACTAAGCAGGACTTTACCTATAAGGGTGAGACGTACACGTTCCGTTTCTCAGATAAAATGCAGCACGCTTTGAGTGATGCTTGGGTCAAGGCCAACGCATATGCTAAGCAGTTGACTAATGATGACAAGGAAAATGATGACATCGACAAAAAGCCGGTTGAAGATCAGCTTAATTTTGTACGTGAGGCTCTCAATAAAGAACATGAAATCGCCATGGACTTCTTTGTACAGACGATCGGAAAAGAAAAAGCCGAAAAGCTGTACAGCGATTTAGACCAAAGCACAGACGGCCTCATGTTTGTCCTTGGCCTAGTCAAGCGGGCATCTGAAAAGGCAATTAAGGACGCTCAAGACGCTGAATATCCTGCATTTGACGGGAATGAGGATAATGATTAGCCTCACTCAACCGCTAGCGTGGTACTGGCAGTGTGAAGACAAGAAGTATCGTGTGAATTTGGCGTTTGATAACGTGTTGCGATGGTTCGAACTGCTTGATCGTGAGGACAAGACCGATGCTCAAAAGGGCGTCATTGGTTGGCATATGTTCGTTAATGCTAATGAGGTCGCGCCAGAAGACCGGTTAAAGGCACTTCAGTGGATTAATCAGTACATCGGCCAGCAACCATATCATGACTCGGAAATGCAGCCAGAAACCGATGAAGAATCATCAGTAACAGGCGGAGCACAAGAGGAGTTTTTCTCTTACGTTCAAGATGCGCCTGCTATTTGGTCAAGCATACGAGCGTTTTATGGCATCGACTTAGAAGACGAACTAGGAAAGCTACATTGGCACAAGTTCCGTGCTATGTTGGATGGCTTGCCGGGTTCGTCTTATTTCATGCGCATCATTGATATTCGGCAACGATCTCGTCAGGGACTTGAAGGCAAGGATTTGATTAACTTGGTTGATTTGCAGAATTACTACATCTTGGATAAGTACCGTAATGCAAAGCACTCCGCAGAGGCGGCTGATTTCTTTGCTGCATGGGCGTCCAGCGCAAACAAATAATGAAAGGGGGAACACACAATGGCAGCAGATGGAACGATCTCGATTGAAGTTGCTCTAAAGGGCAAGGATCAGCTCATTAGTGATACCGAGCAAGCTGACAAAATTCTAAATGACTTTGGTAGCCAAGCTGGCGATAAGATGGATAATGCCATCACCGAGAACACAAACAAGGCTAAGCGGACTCTGGCTAGTTTTCCAAAAGAAGTCAAGACTGAACTCATTGCAGAAGCTAAAGATGCCGGCATTAAGAATTTCAGCACTATTTTGAAAAAGCTTCCTAAAGAACAGCGAGTTGAATTGCTGACCAAGGTAGAAGATGGCAAAGCTATTGATTTTGAGAAATTGATTAAGTCGCTTCCCAAGGAAGTCCAGAGCGAAATCAAGGTCAAAGATGAAGCTACCGTTCCCCTCGAGAAGATTGAGAAGAAACAACAGGATATTCCTAAGAACACTGAAACTGTAGTTAAAGCAAAAGATGAGGCATCAGCATCACTGAAACATGTCGATGAACAGGTTGAAACCACCGGAAAAGGATTCAGCCATCTCAAGGAAATCATTGCCGGATCGTTAGCAGCTAATCTTATCAGTTCTGGCATTGGTGCTCTCACATCAGGCTTGAAAGAAGCTTATCAAGCTGGTATGGAGTACAACAAGGAACAAGACACCATGAGGACTGTTTGGAAGTCCCTCACGACAGAGGCGCCTCAAGATGGTCAACAGTTGATTGATTATATTAACAAACTGGGCCAGTCTACGATTTACTCCACAGGCACGATTAATGAAATGGCTCAAAGCTTTTATCACGTTCATTCTAATGTTGATGAAACCAAACGGTGGACGGATTCATTTGTCGCGTTGGGTTCTACTCTGCACATGACGAATGATGCGCTTGCCGAATCTGGTGAACAATTTGCAAAGATTGTTGCCGGTGGGAAGGCATCTTCTGAAGACATGGCCGTTATGATCAACCGTTTTCCTATGTTCGGTGAAGCTCTACAGAAAGCAACAGGAAAAAGCATGGCACAGCTGTATGACATGAGTGCCAAAGGCAAGCTTTCGGCAGAGCAGTTTACCGAAACGCTTGATTATTTGGGCAAGAAGTATGCCAGTGGCACACAGGAAGCTATGACTTCATTCATGGGCATGGGTATGTTCATCCACTCTAAGTTTTCGACTTTAATGGGCGATATCACGAGTTCCGCGTTCACGATGACTAAATCCTCAATGAATGATATTAAAGGCTTGCTTTCTGATGACATGATCAAGCAATATGCTTCAGGAATATCATCTGCACTATCTTTTGCATTAAGCGGCGCAATCAAGCTTTTGGGCTATATCAACGCGCACAAGAACGATATCGTTGATATTTTTGGCAGCTTATATAAGATTGGACAAATTATTGGTGGCACCATCTGGCACACCGCTTACGATGTTGTTACTGATATTGCCAAGGCCTTTGGGCTAATGGATGATAAAAGCAATAAGGCTATGGACCCTCTAAATAAAATTGATGATATTTTGAAAAACATTGTTGCTCATAAAACTGAAATTGAGAATCTAACCAAAGTTTGGCTTCTATTCTTTGCCACCAAAAAAATTACCGGCTGGATTAAGTCAGTAAACGAAGCGCGTAAGGCTATTCTTGAACTTAAAGCTGTTACACAACTATTTGGTGACGGTTCCGGTGGCGGCATCAACCTTCCAAGCTTGGGGAAAAAGGGAGCAACCGGTACTGCAGTCGAAGACGCCGAAAGCGTGGCTGTTAATTCTAGCAAACGAGGCGGTTTATTCAGCCGTATTTTCTCTGGTGGCACTGCTAAAGCTGGAGAGGATGCGCTTGAAGATTTAAGTGGCGCATCCAGTTTCACGTCCAAATTTTCAAAAGCCGCTGGAGCAGCCAAAGGATTAGCTGGAATTGGCACTGCCATTAGTATTATCTCCTCATTAGGAGAATTGGCAGGGTCTACCAAGAAAACTATCGGTGGAAATGCCGGTAGTGCTGCTGGTGGTGCCCTCGGCACTTGGGCTGGCGGTGCTGCCGCAGGAGCCGCTGTTGGTACATTTGCAGGTCCTATAGGCACTGCTATTGGTGCTGGTTTAGGAGCTGCTGCTGGAGGTGTGGCCGGTTCTAGTGTTGGTAAGAAGATTGGCAAAGAGGTTCAAAAAGGCGTTGAATCCACTTTCCATCCGAAACTTAGCAACGGTATGACAAAAGCAACCGAAAAGTTACATGGTGGCGTGAAGTCATTTGTAAAGTCCTATCAAGGTGACATGGATAAGATCATGGGCGACACCATCATGCTTGGCAGTGCCACTGGTAAACAGGCTGGCAAAATCGAAGCTGATATGACCAAAGCATATGCTCACATGTCTAAAAGTGTTGACGACTATTACAAGGGTAAGGAAAGCAAGTCCAAAAAAGACTTAGATTTGCTGGTCAAAAACGGTTCTATTACTCAAAAACAAGCTGACGAAGCTCTGGCTAAAGAGAAGAAGAACGATGCCTCTAAAGCCGCCCAAATGAAGAAATCATATGCTGACATGCAAAAGGAAAGCGAAAAATACTTCAAACAACGTAACGATACCGAGAGTAAGTACGAAAAGAAGAGTACCGATGCGGTCAACAAGATTTTGAAAGATCGTGCCGCTCAACGCGAAAAGCTTGTCAAAGCAGGTGCTACTAAGGAAGAGCTTGCCGGATTTGACGCCACGACTGCGCGCAAAGTTGCGGCAGAGAAAAAGAAGCTCAAAGGCCAAGAGGATAAAGATCTTCAAAAGCTTCAAAACAGTCATCTTAAGACCATGAAGACTTTACAGTCGCAAGCGGATGCCAACACTTATCAAAGCTTAAAAGTGAGTGCGGGCAAGGAAAAGGACCTTTTGCAGAAACTGTCAGAAGACAAGCACAAGATGGGCCAGGCAGAACTAAAGGAAGTCATCTCTACTTCGGCAAAGCAGACTAATGCTGTCGTCACTGCCGCTAACAAAACTTACAACGAGGCAAAGGACGCTGCTAACAAGAAATACAAGGCAACGACTTCTGCCGCTGAAACAGAATATTATGTCAATCACTCTATCTCAAAGTCTCAGTATGAAAAGATCGTTGGAGATGCCAAGAAACAGCGTGACGATACAATCAGTGCTGCTAAGAAGCAACGCGATGACACCGTTAGCCACGCCAAGAAGCAACACGATGCAGTCGTTTCTGAAGCCACAAAACAGGCTGGAGAACACAAGAGTGCGGTAAACACCGAAACAGGTGATGTTAAGAGCACTTGGGATCGATTCTTGGATGGCGTTGCCGGTGTTTGGAATCACTTGATTGATGCATGGAATTGGGTAGGAAAACTTTGGGGCAAAAAGCCTTCTGGCCACTGGAAACGCTATGCAGCTGGTACTGGTGGTACACGAGAAGATCAGCTTGCCGTTGTTGGTGAAGAGGGATTTGAGTTGGCCCATCATCCTAGTCTTGGTATTTTTCCACTGGGCGTTCACGGCATGGAAACAACTTTCTTACCAGCCGGAACAAGCATTTTGCCTCACAACCAATCAGAGGAATTCTTAAAGATGACTAATGCATTGCCCCACCACGCTACCGGCATTTTTGGTACTATCTCTGATTTATTTGATGGTGCTAAGAAAATCGCTTCTGGAGTTGGTTCAGAGATTGCGCATGCGTTCGGTAGTGCTATGAATTTCATTGATAAGGGTGTATCTGGCGCTTGGAGTTGGATTGAAGACAAGACTGGCATTAAGAAACTTGCAAGCAATGATGGTCAAAAATGGTCGTCAATGCGGTCTGATTTTGGTGGCGGGACTCTTAAAGGAATTAAGGACGGATTTTCAAACGTATTTACATCTCTATTCAAGAAAGCCAAAGAGGATGAAACGTCTGGTGGAAACTACAACCCAGAATTGATTTGGAAAGCCGCAAAAGAGATGGGATTGAGCCCATCAGGCAGCTTTATACGTATGCTTCAGGCTACCATTCAGTCTGAAAGTGGTGGCCGCAACATTGTTCAACAAATCCACGATATTAACTCAGGCGGCAACGAAGCGCGAGGAATATTGCAATATACTCCTGGTACATTTATGCATTATGCGATGCCCGGGCATACTAATATCATGAACCCTTATGACCAGCTGTTGGCCTTTTTCAATAACTCAGATTGGCAAAATAGTATTGGTAACACTGTCATTTGGGGTCATGCGAAGACTGATTGGTTGCATTCTGGTCCTCAGGGCAGCCGACGCTTAGCATATGGTGGGAGGTTTGATAAAGCCACACCGGCTGTGGTCGGCGAGGACGGTACTGAGTATGTTGTCAATGTTACAAAAGATAATGCTGATCAGTTGCTCATGGCAGCGATAGCTGAACGTGCCAAGACTAGTTCTTCTAGTATCTTTGCCAAGGCACTTAAAGGATTTAAATCATCGCAGATTCAGGCGATTAATTCAGTTCCTGATGTTCAAAGCGCTATCAACAGCTTTAGTACCGGCACAGCACAACCAAAAGTAATTAATGTTCAAACCGATGTATCACTTAATGGCAAGAGCATGGTTAACGAAATGGCTGAACCGTTACGCATCCAAATTGAACGAAACGGCCGTGTTCAAATGTATAGGAAAGGAGTGCCATATATACAATGACTTTAGCGATTACCTTTGGAGATACCAATATTTCTAAATGGCTAGATGGTATTTTGCTAGTCACACGAAATGTGGGACAAAATCGAGTTCCCCAGCTTGATCAAATTGGCTTATCAGACGGGAAGATGCTTTCTTACATTCGGGCTGATGAAGGGACGATTGTTGTAACGGCCATTGTTAGAACTAACGTTACTGAAAAGCGAAGATTGCTAGCTGATGCATTAACTACCTCGACACCGACAAAGCTTATATTTGCTGATGAGCCAGATATCTATTACAATGCCATTTCAACTGGACAGATCACCTTAGACGAGGCTTATCTTCACAACACCCTGACCATAACGTTCACTGTCCCCGATGGTATTGCACACTCGGTAGCCACGCAGACGTTTAACAACATGCCATACAAGGACGTGCCAGTGAATTTGCTGACAAATTCAAGCACTGCGCGAGGGTGGAATAACTACGATTCTTGGACGGTAGCCGATGACAAGTACAACGGTCTTACTGTTTTCAAGAAAAATGGGCAATGGCTGGGACTTTATCAACCCGTAAAAATAGCATCATCACCTACTGCTTACACATGGAGTGCTTGGGTAAGAGAAGATGATTATGATGTGCAACATACATCAGGGCTAACTGTTTTTTGGAATGCACTCGACAAAAATGGAAATACATTATCGAATGGTAATACTGTTATCGATAGTCAGGTGAATTCAGTATGGAATAGGGTATTTTTTACCTTGCAAGCGTCTAGTATTCCGACTGGTACAGATAGCATAAATATACGGCTTGAAAAAGTAGCTAATGACGGGAAATATTTATATGTCGCTGGCATCAAGATTGAATCCGGAGATACCGCTTCTCCATGGTCGCCTAACCCAGCGGACCCTGAATATTATACCGACACCATTACGGTTCACAATGGCGGCACTTATCCTGTTGAGCCAGTTATTACGGCCACCATGCATGCTGATAACGGCATGGTTGGGATTGTTAATGATCGCCCGGGTATTCTCCAATTTGGCACGCAAGAAATAGATGGTTTCACCACCGAAGAAAGCGAAGTAGCACTTGATTTGGCAGCCGTGCAAGGCTCACATATGGATAATCAAGCCGCCACAAACAATCCCTATTGGGGTGGTGATCCTAGTATGCCTAACGAACAGATCGGCAATGCGATTTGGACTCATGACGATTATGATGGCTGGAAGGTTGAGCCTAATTGGCCCAGTATTACTGGCGACCACAAGTATTGGAACGGTCCTTCAATCAAGCACAATCTCGCCCAGACGCATAACGGTAACTTCAAGAGCAATCTCACATGGGACGTTATGACACGCTTCCAAACTGGGGTAGCACAGGTAGGTGCGCTCGAAACAACGTTAGAGAGTGACGGCAAGCCAATTTTTCAGATGATACTGAAAGACAATAGTGCACTGTCTGACCAAATATGGTGGATGTGTTACTACAAAGGCCAACTAGTCGTCAATGAACAGCTTGATCGTAGCATTTTCACTAATGACAAGTTCATTCAGCTGGAATTGCAGAAATTTGGTAATTCAGTTGTTTTCCGAGCGTCACCATGGGTTGGCAATCAAGGACGAGAGACGACTATTACCCGCCAGTTTACCTTTGCGGACGCTGCCGATGTTGAGACCAAGCAATTCTCAACGTGGTTCATGCGTGACAAGACGTGGGGCGAATCGACCATGTATCTGATTGCGTCCACCGTCAAATGGCAAAATGTTAGCTGGTATACGAATATCAAGAATCGATTTAGCAATGGTGATGTTCTCAAGATCGATGTGGCGAACGCTAAAACGTACTTGAATGGTTCTCTTGACCCAACCATGCACACGATCGGTAATCAATGGGAGCAATTCAAACTGCCACCCGGTGATACTGAGATTACTATCACGCCCTCGAGCTGGGCACAACCATTTGCATGTGAAGTCGAGATAAGGGAGGCCTGGCTATAAATGGAGTATTACTTTGCAGATCGAAAATCAAACATTTTGGGTGTTGGGTCGACTGATGGCAAAGGCGAATGGCGAATTGACAACGATATAGAAACACAAAGTGTTGACAATCGTCCTGCGGTCGAGCTTTCTCTTGATATTAAATTTACGACTGATCAGGAACAAGCAGTCAATGAGATGGCCAAAGAAACCAACTTCATTCTTTATCAGGATGAAGAAGGCAACGGTCACCAAATGGTGATCGAATCGGTTGAGCATAATTCGCTAGGCCATATTCACTCAATTGTTGCCAGCGATGCGGGTAATGATTTGATTAACGAAACCGTTGGCGCCTTCAAGGCCGACAAACCATATACCATCGCTGACTACATCACAAGGTTTACAAATGATTCTGGCTGGGAGATTGGTATCAACGAATTTCCGGATAACGTCCGAACGCTTGAGTGGACTGATGAAGCAACTTCACTGGCTCGCATTATTGCCGTGGCAAAGGATTTTGATGCAGTGCTTAGTTTTGGCTTTGAGTTTGTTGGAACCAACTTGGTTAAACGTGTCATTAACATTCGACATGAAGAGGCCGGCGATAGTTTGATCTCTTTTGAAATGAATAAGGACATCAACAACATCGTCACTCACCGCGATACCTATGACATGGAAACATCGATCAAGGCTTATGGAGCGGTGCCAGAAAGTACGGATGGATCAACTAATAAGGATCCAATCAACTTGATCGGCTACAACTGGACTGATCCAACGGGACAGTTTGTGCTTGATCAGTACGGGTTCTTGCACGACACCATTGCTGTGCAGAAATATTCACGTTTGTTAAGCAACAGCAACCCTAACCCAACACAGTCTGACTGGAATCGGGTTAAAACGTTTGATTCAAACTCGCAGGCGGCACTTTTGCAGGCAGCCCTGGCAGATTTGAAGAAATACAATCATCCGAACGAAACGTACGATATTGATTTGGTTAACTCACCATACGTATCACTGAATCAAACCGTCCACATTGCTGATGAAAACCAGCAACTATTCTTGTCTGCCAAGGTATTGAGCATTCAGCGGAGCCGTGCTAACCATTCAGTCAAGCTTACTTTGGGCGAGTTTGCGCACGAGACCGTTAGCTTTGACGAACGCCTCAGTGAGCTTGCCAACCAGATGTCGAATATCTCAAAAACCGTTCAATATTATCCTTGGCTTCGTTATGCCGATGACGATAAAGGTGCCAATATGAGTGCCTTCCCAACTGGTAAGAAGTATATGGCAATCGTTTGGTCAAATGAGACATCCGTCCCAAGTGACAATCCGGCAGATTACGCCGGCAAGTGGGCACTGATTCAGGGCGCTGATGGTGCTAACGGTGTTCCGGGTGCAAAAGGAGCTGATGGCCGTACAAGCTATTTCCACACTGCTTGGGCGAATGATGTAAGTGGCCAAAGTGGGTTCACGGTATCTGGTGGCGATGGCAAAAAGTATATTGGTACGTACAGCGACTTCACACAGGCCGACAGCACCAATCCGAGTGATTATAGCTGGGCGCTATTCAAAGGCGAAGACGGTGACGTGGGGCCAAAAGGTGATCAAGGATTGCCCGGTGCCAAGGGTGCTGATGGTCGTACTGCTTACGCTCACTTTGCTTACGCAAATAGTCAAGATGGCAAGACCGACTTCTCAACCACTGATTCTAACCGCAAGTACATTGGCTTCTATAGCGACTTCACATCTGGAGACAGCACTAATCCAAGTGACTATAGCTGGTCACTGATTAAGGGTGCGGACGGTGCTGATGGTAAAGATGGGGTGCCCGGTAAAGCCGGTGCCGATGGCAAAACACCGTACTTTCATATTGCCTATGCCGATAGCAGTGACGGTAGAACCAATTTCTCATTGGATACTCCCGGTTCTCGCAAGTACATCGGTAGTTATACAGACTTCACACAAGCTGACAGTACTAATCCAGCTGTTTATAGTTGGCAACTGGTACAGGGACCACAAGGTCCAAAAGGTGACAGTGGTGCAGATGGCCTACCGGGTAAGGATGGCGTAGGCATCAAATCAACGCTTATCCAATACGCATCAAATACCAGCGGTACAGTAGCTCCAACAACTGGCTGGACAACAACGATTCCTGCAGCTTCCCCCGGCTATTATGTTTGGACTAAGTACACATGGACGTACACCGACGGCACTACAGAAGCAGGATACTCAGTGGGCAAGATTGGTGAGACGGGTCAAACTGGACAGAAGGGTGATACTGGTCCTCAAGGTCCACAAGGACCGCAAGGGCCTCAGGGGCCACAAGGACCGCAAGGTGTTCCCGGAAGCAAGGATGTGCCATACACTTACATTCAGCTTGGCACGCCCGCTAGTCCCAAGAAAGGCGATTTGTGGTGGCATGGGACAACGCTTAACGATGCCACAGCATTGCAATACTACAATGGTACAGCTTGGGTTGATCAAAGTATTCAGCAAGCAGTGCTTAGCATCAAAAAGCTGCAATCGATTGAGGTTGACAGCTCAACCTTTAATTCTCCTGACATTAATTCGCCTTTCAGCCATGTTCAGATTGACGGTGCCAAGAGTTCTGGCAATCTTGAACTAAAAGATGCGAACCTAAGTATACTGGGCAACATTGAAGACAATAATGGCAATCCCAATGGTCAATACTACAAATCACTTTTGAGCCCAAATGGAATGTTCAACTACATCACCACTCCTGATCAAAAGGGAAACATGTCGTCAGTTGCGCTCCAACGTGGTGCACTTCAGTTACAAACGCTGATCAGTGACCCCAGTGCCGCTACAAAAAAATATATTCAGTCTGAATTCACTTCAAAAGACAACGTGACATTTTTCTACGTCAATACAACCGCGCTAAGAAATATTGATATTGATTACGCATATATTTACTACACGCGACGTGGAAATTTGGTGACCGTCAACTTTCAAATTCACACAATAGCTAATCAGTACAATTATTTGAGACTCGCAGATATTAGACCCGGTTACAAACCTTTATTGACAAACAATATTGTTGCAAGCTGCTTGAGCTTTTCAGATCCCGGACAATCTACAGCTATGTATTCAAGCACGCCAAGCGGAGGAACGGTCGGCTGGTATAGCAACATTTCTAAAGCATCTGGAAGTTATGGTGGATCTGTTTCTTATCTAACACAAGACGATTATCCAACGGGGGATTCATTTTTTGGCTAGGAGGCAATTATGAAAATCAAAGTGTGGACGGATAGCAATAATCGGCTACTTAATTGGGCAAATGCTGATGAAAATAGACCAGTAGGGCCAACCGATGAAGGATTCGAAGTTATTGAAGTTGACGATGCCATTGGCTTGTATGAGAACCACGCTAGCATTATTGACGGCCAAGTCGTTCCTGATGCTGGCTATGATCCAGACGCTGCCAGACCTACACCTGATGCGTCACCTGAACAGCAGATGATTGCCGCGCTTGCTCTTGAAGTAGCGCATATGAAGGCGGTGAAATCAAGTGACTAATTATGATCAGTGTGCAATATTTTACAGTTGGGGAATTGATTTAACACCTTATGTACCGGTAATGATCACCCCAGACGAATACAAGCAAATTACAGGCAGTGACTATGTCGCCAGCAAAAGCTAGCGGCTATTTTTATGGAAGGAAGTGATGACAATGCTAAATAAAATCAGAGATCACCCGACACACACAGCACTCGCCATTGGCATGGTTGCCATTGGCTTGTTTCTACTTATCAATGACCATTATTTCGTCTGGCCCCCACATTACTCTGAATGGTTAAACGATGACATTGTGGGGTTTTTGTTTGTCATTGATGGAATCGGAATTGGGGGTTGGGTGCTATGGGAAACACAGTCAGCGGTGACCAATCGTCTGTTGCTCACAACTACCAGCTTTTTAATGTCATTCTTGACAATACTGCAATTCCTTACCTCGATATCAACTGGAATCTACTCAAGTTGGATCAGCAATGCGATCATAACAGCCTTCGTGCTGATTCTGGCGCGAAGGAGTGACAGCCGTGACAGCAGCGATAACTAAAATTATTGTCAGTTCTGCTCCATACATTGCCGGTATTGCTTCGACTCTCATCGCTTTTATGACCTACCGCGAGGGTAAACGGAAGAACAAGCATGATGAGCTTGAGGATATGAATGACAGATTACGCGCAGACAATGACCGTTTGAGACGTGAGAATGAGCGTCTCAGGAAGGAAAACAAATCATGAATAATTGGACAAATCTTGTAGTATCACTTGCAGTAGCAGCAATCCCGATCATTGGGGCTTGGATCTCAAAACAATTGCTGGCTAACAAACAGGCACTCACCTTGGTAAAGGTATTAGGCCCATTAGCAAACGCGGCCGTAACTGCGGCAGAACAGCTTGGTGTGACACAGGCGATTGACGGTGCGGTTAAGAAATCTACTGCCATTCAAGCTGTGAAAGACGGCTTGAAGTCGCTTGGTTTCACCAGCACAGACGAGCAGACAATTGCCAACGCGGTTGAGAAAGCTTTTGCGGATTTGAAAGACAGCCTAGCAGAAACCTATCCACAAAAAACAGTTGATCAGGAAGCATCTAATCAAGACAAGGTAGCTGCCGCAGCTCAAGCAGCCGCAGATGCAGTTAAGGCTCAACTGGCACCAGCATCTGTTGCTCCACAGCAATAAGGAGGGCACCATGAAATTTAAAACTAAACTAATTACTTTGGTAGTCGCCTTCTTGGCGGCTATTTCTTTTGCCCTGCCATCGCAGGTCAATGCAGCCAAGGGTGATCAGGGTGTCGACTGGAGCCGGTACCAAGGAGATAACGGTGTCTTTGGTTATTCCACTGACAAGTTCGGGATCTCTCAAATCGGTGGCTATAGCGGCTACAGCACGTACGAGCAAACCACGTACAAGACACAGGTTGCATCGTTGATTGCCGCTGGCAAGCGAGTACACACCTATATCTGGTGGCAGAATATCGACAACACGAATTTGGCTAAACAAGTTTTAGATCATTTTCTGGCAGAGGTACAAACACCAAAAGGGTCGATTGTTGCGCTTGATTACGAAGCTGGGTCGACCAACACGGCGACTTTGCTATGGGCACTCGACTATATCCGTGATGCTGGCTACACACCAATGCTTTACGGCTATAAGAGCTTCTTGATGAGTCATATTGACTTGTCACAGATTGCCAGTCGCTATCAGCTGTGGCTTGCCGAATATCCTGATTACAATGTAACCACCGTGCCGAATTATGGCTACTTCCCGAGCTTTGATAATGTAGGTATCTTCCAATTCACGTCAACTTATCGCGCTGGCGGCCTTGATGGTAACGTTGATCTAACCGGCATCACTGATTCAGGCTACAACGGCAGCACAACGACTGACAGCGGCAAGACCTACGTCAAGCCATCAACCGATACACCGGCAACCAACGCAGGCCAACAAGCTAACAACACCACGCTCAGCCAGATCAAAGCTGGAGATAGTGTTAAGGTAAACTTCGGCACAACCCGGTGGGCGAACGGTGTCGCAATGCCTAGCTGGGTTCAGGGCAAGACGTACACCGTGCAGCAAGTATCTGGATCTAACGTATTGCTTGGTGGCATCATGAGCTGGATCAATCGTAGCAATGTTGAATTGTTGACAACGACCAGTGTGCCATCAATAAGCTCTGGCTCTACCTACACCGTCCAATCTGGTGATAGTTGGTGGTGGATCGCCTACAAATACGGCATGAGCATGTATACTTTGGCTTATAACAATGGCAAGTCAATCTACAGTGTAATTCACCCTGGCGATATCTTACGCGTATCTGGTGGCTACTCAGCGGCCGTATCAAGTCACACGTACTACACAGTCCGCTCTGGTGACAGCTTCTGGAGCATTGCCAGCAAGTATGGCATCAGCATGTACACACTAGCGGCTAACAATGGTAAGTCAATCTACAGCCTGATCTACCCTGGCGAAAGCCTGTACATCAGGTAATGGGTTGCCGTTGAAACCAAAAAATTTAAATAAGGTGAGTGCATATGTCTAAAAAAATTGATCAAGCACGAGTTATTGAGCAAAGCTATGTGAGACGTGACTTAATGAGAGCCGTTTCAGAGTTGCTGGATTCCACTTCAGACAAGCATTCAACTGATGAACTTATAGATGCTGTTGCCTCCGTTCAGTCTGTGACAATGGCCTTGGAGCATAAATCAGCCGTTTGCGGTCCTCCTGGTCTACGTGGCTGGGACGGAGAAGAATACTGA